CGGCGGTGATCGGGAAATACGAGACCGTCTTCATCGACTCCATCACCGTGGCCGGGCGGCTTTGCTTCCAGTGGTGCCGCGGCCAGCCCGAGGCGTTCTCCGAGAAGACGGGCAAGCCCGACATCCGCGGCGCCTACGGGCTGCATGGCCGCGAGATGATCGGCTGGCTGACCCATTTGCAGCACGCGCGCGGCAAGCACGTCTGGTTCGTCGGGATCCTCGACGAGAAGCTCGACGACTTCAATCGCAAGGTCTTCCAGCCGCAGATCGACGGCTCAAAGACCGGGCTCGAGCTGCCGGGGATCGTAGATGAGGTGATCACCATGGCGGAGCTGAAGGCCGACGGCGGCGATCCGTACCGCGCCTTCGTCTGCCAGACGATCAACCCCTGGGGCTTCCCGGCCAAGGATCGCTCCGGCCGCCTGGCACAAGTCGAAGAACCCCATCTCGGCCGCCTGATGGCGAAGATCCGGACGCCCGCAATACCAGCACCCGACCGGCTGACTTACGCCCCGCTGCCCGCCGATCCGGCGGCCGCCGACCAATCCCAACCGCAATCCTGAAAAAAGAAGGAGGTTCCCCATGGGTTCCTGGAACGATTTCAACGACGCGCAAAGCAACACCAACCTCATTCCCAAGGGCACGCTGGCCAAGGTCCGTCTGACCATCCGCCCCGGCGGTTTCGACGATGCCTCGCAGGGCTGGACCGGCGGCTATGCCACGCGCGGCTCGACTGGCGCGGTTTATCTCAACGGTGAGTTCACCGTGACGGAAGGCCAATATGCCCGGCGCAAGATCTTCACGCTGATCGGGCTCTACAGCCCGAAGGGGCCGGACTGGACCAACATGGGCCGCAGCCTCGTGCGTGGCATGCTGAACTCGGCGCGGGGGATTTCCGACAAGGACATGTCGGCCGAGGCGCAGGCAGCGCGGCGGATCAGTGGGTTTGCCGATCTCGACGGGATCGAGTTCATCGCGCGTATCGATATCGGCACCGATGCAAGCGGTGACGACAAGAACGAGATCCGCAGCGCGGTCACGCCTGACCATCGCGATTATGCGCAGGTCATGGGCGCGGCACCGTCGCAGGGTCTTCAGCAACCCGCCGCCAATACAGCACCCGCGCCGCAACCTGCCGCCGCACCTGTGCCGGGTCGCCCGGCATGGGCGCAGTAAGGGGCAGCGCCATGCGCCTTCGTCCGCGCCAAAGCCTCTTCGTGGAGCGCAGCCTTGCTGCGCTCTGCGATCATGGCAACACGCTCAGCATCGCCTCGACCGGCTTCGGCAAGTCGATCGCGCTCTCCGCCGTCGTTGCGCGTTCCATCGAGGGCAGCGGCGCGAAGGCCTGCATTCTCGCCCATCGCGATGAGCTGACGTCGCAAAACCGCAGCAAGTTCGCCCGTGTCGCGCCCGAGATCACCACCTCGGTCGTCGATGCCGGGAGCAAGGATTGGGTCGGTCAGGCGACCTTCGCCATGGTGCCGACGCTGACTCGTCCCGGCAATCTCAAGGGGATGCCCGCGCTTGATCTGCTGGTGATCGACGAGGCGCACCACGCAATCGCCGACAGCTATCGCCGGATCATCGACCGGGCTCGGAACACCAATCCCGACTGTCGGATTTTCGGCGTCACCGCCACGCCCAACCGGGGCGACCGTAAAGGCCTGCGCGAGATTTTTGACAATGTGGGCGACCAGGTCCGGCTGGGTGAGCTGATTGCCTCGGGTCATCTCGTCCCACCTCGCACCTTCATCATCGACGTCGGCGTTCAGGACCAGTTGCGCGCGGTCCGTAAGACCGCCTCGGATTTCGACATGAACGAGGTGGCGGGCATTATGAACCGCGCCCCGGTCACCGACGAGGTGATCCGGCACTGGCGCGAGAAAGCCAGCGACCGGCCTACGGTCGTCTTCTGCTCCACCGTCGCTCATGCCGAGAACGTCGCCGCGGCGTTCAATGACGCCGGTATCGCGGCCGCTGTCATCCATGGGGATCTGGAACGGGCAACCCGGCGCAGGATCCTGGCCGCCTATGCCTCTGGTGAAATCCGGGTGATCGTCAACGTCGCCGTGCTCACGGAAGGCTGGGACCATCCGCCGACCTCCTGCGTCGTGCTGCTGCGACCCTCGTCTTACAAATCCACCATGATCCAGATGATCGGCCGCGGTCTGCGCACGGTTGATCCGGAGGAATACCCGGGCGTCGTCAAGACCGACTGCATCGTGCTGGATTTCGGGACGTCCAGCCTGACGCACGGCACGCTGGAACAGGATGTCGACCTGGACGGCCGCGAACCGGTGCCCGGACCAGCTCCGAGCAAGACTTGCCCGGAATGCGAGGCGCAGATCCCGCTCGCCGTCACCGAATGCCCATTCTGTGGCGCTGACCTGTCACGGGAGATTTCGGCACCGATCGACAGTTTCATCATGTCCGAGATCGACCTGCTGAAACGCTCCAGTTTCGAATGGGTCGACCTCTTCGGCGACGATGCAGCCCTGATGGCCAACGGGTTCAACGCCTGGGGCGGGATCTTCTTCCTTGAGGGCCGCTGGCATGCTGTCGGCGGCGGCAAAGGTCAGGCGTCCCGGTTGCTTGGTATGGGCGAACGTACGGTCTGTCTAGCGCAGGCCGATGACTGGCTGAACACCCATGAAACCGACGAGAGTGCCTTCAAGTCGAAAAGCTGGTTGAAACAGGCCGCGACCGAAAAGCAGCTGCGATATCTGCCGCCCGAGTGTCGTCATGACTTCGGTCTGACCCGCTACCGAGCTTCTGGGCTGATGACCTTCTAATTCATCAAGCGCGAGATCCGACTGTTTGTCGGCAAGGCCGCCCCGTCCCTCGTGAGGGCCGCGTGAGCCATGTCGCGCAAATCTCATCCCCGGCCGAACCGGCTTCGGATTGCCCGGGCTTTGACCACCTCTGGCATCCGCGCGGCACACTCTGCGCCGTCTGCATGTCCCGCACCCGTGGCTTCGGCTGGTTCGATCCGCACCTGCCACGCGGCAAACGCACATATCGCTGGTTCTGCTCAACGGGCTGCCAGTCGGCTTTCACACTCAAAGCTCGGAAAGGATTGAGCATGGTCGATTTTACTGAAGAAGAAGCGCAGGCGCTGCCCGCAGTGATGCGCGCGCTCGCTCCCGAGATGGAACGGATCGGCTGGGACCGGCCGCTGGCCCAGCTGACCCAGAGCGACATGCACAGACTGATCGTGATCACAATCGAGGCGTTCCGCGCCAAGATGGCGGAGATTGCGCTCGAAGATGAGATCCCGTTCTGATGCTGGATTTTAATCACCGCCCCTCCATGGCCGAGCGGATCAACGCACTGGTCGACGCGGCCCTCATTGCCGAGCGCGAGGCCACGCCGCCCCGGACCTATCTCGGCGCGTCCCGCCTCGGGCACGCCTGCGAACGTGCGCTGCAGTTCGAGTTTGCCGGTGCGCCCAAGGATAACGGTGCCGACTTCGGCGGGCAGACGCTGCGGATCTTCGCCATCGGCCACCAGCTCGAGGATTTGGCGATCCGTTGGCTGCGCGCGGCCGGGATCGATCTGGTCACCCAAAAACGCGATGGCGGTCAGTTTGGGTTCGAAGTCGCGGGCGGTCGTATCCGGGGCCATGTCGACGGGATCATCGCTGATGCCCCGGCGGCACTTGGTCTGCGCGCCCCGACGCTGTGGGAATGCAAGACCATGAACGCCAAGAACTGGCGCGCCTGCGTCAAGGACGGCGTCACCGTTTCCAAGCCTGTCTATGCCGCCCAGATCGCAATCTACCAAGCCTACATGGAGCCCTCGGTGCCGGGGATTTCGGAGGCACCGGCGCTGTTCACGGCGATCAACAAGGACACGGCCGAGCTGCACCATGAGCTCGTCCCCTTCGACGCCGATCTGGCGCAGCGCATGTCCGACCGCGCCGTCCGAATCCTGCAGGCCACGGACGCAGGTGAGCTGCTGCCCCGCATCGCCGCCAGTCGCGATTTCTTCGAGTGCCGGTTCTGCGCCCATGCCGAGCGGTGCTGGGGGCTGGCCACATGACCGATGAGCCCACCGAACCATCAAACCCCGAGCAGGAC